AGTTAAACTCAGAACCCTAATCCCCTGGGATTAACCGTGACTACTGCGGTCCAATAGAAATTGTTTACTTGTATATTGGGAGTATCATCATGCGTATTGCACACGTTACCCCCATCCTCGTTCAGCGTTATCTCAGCGAGAAGTCGCGTAAGCGCACCACGTTTCTGCGTGGTCCGTCAGGCATCGGCAAGTCCGAGGTTGTGTTTCAGACCAGCAAGCTCTTAGGCGAGCACGTCAAAGACTGGAAGGGTGTTGTCGATCTGCGCTTAGCTCAGATGGACCCGACTGATCTGCGCGGTATCCCCCACGTTGTAGAAGGTCGCACTGCATGGGCACGCCCTTCGTTCCTGCCAGAGTCCGGTGCAGGTATCTTGTTCCTCGACGAGATTACATCAGCACCCCCAGCCGTACAAGCTGCCGCGTACCAGTTGTGTCTGACACCAGAAGACTTCGGCATACCGCCCGAGTGGATGGTCATTGCCGCTGGCAACCGCAAGTCTGATCGTGGCGTGACGTTTAATCTAGCCGCTCCCTTGCAGAACCGTATGTGTGACATCAGTGTTAGCACGACGACTGACGACTTCACCTCGTACGCAGTGGGTAAGATTCGCCCAGAGATTCTGTCCCTGTTGCAAGATCGCCCTGACCTGTTGCATAAGTTCGAGCCTACTGGTGACATGAAGCCGTTCCCATCACCTCGTGCATGGTTTGCCGTGTCCGATACCGTAGACCTAGACTTACCCGTTCAGGATCGTGTGGAGTTAATTACGGGTGACGTAGGTGAGGAAGCCGCTATGATCTTCGAGACGCACTTACGTGTCTGGGAGTCCATGCCACGACTCGACGACATTCTCGCTGGTAAGCCAGTCAAGATGCCTAAAGAGCAGAACGTTCGTTACTGTATTGCTATGGGCTTGGCTACCCGACTCGACGCCAAGAACTTCGACAACGCATGGGCGTTTCTCGAGCAGATGCCGGGCGACATTCAGACGCTGACGATCAAGCTGGCGCACAAGCGTGACAAGTCTATCTCCAAGTCACCAGCGTTCAGCAAGTGGGCAGTGGCTAACCAAGCGGCATTCAGCATGAAGTAAGTATGATACGCCACCCATATCAGGAGAAAGCAGAGCTAGTATGGGAAGACCATGCGCCCGTCGCTTTCCAAGCATATACCCAGAAGCGTGTAAATTACAGGTCTGCAAATAAGTACACCATACGTAATTTATTCGCTTCGATCATACTGGTGGGAGAAGACAATGCGTTTTTAGAATCTGCAGGATATGTTGTCACGCGGACTTGTTTCGATGAGATAAGGGTATTTGATACCTTGCGTGTGGCGAAAATTTATGTAGAATCTCTATTCGCATTAGAGACCATAGACTAATCCCATGGGATTAAGAGAACTTGTTTACTGGAGAATACTATGAGTAATTTAACTGGACGAATCGACTTAGCATACAGCAAGCTAGGTTTGCGTGAGCCGTTCATCGCGGCTGTCATGACTCGTGTTAAGCGTGAGGTATCGGACACTGTGCCTACCGCAGGCACTAACGGCACATGGGTTAGATTCAATCCTACGTGGTGCGAGCCACTGACTGACGAGGAGCTGTTCGGTCTTGTCCTACATGAGGCATGTCACGTTGTGATGATGCACATGTGGCGCCGAGAGGGTCGTGATATGCGTATCTGGAACACCGCCAACGACGCGCTTATCAACGCCTACATCAAGTCACGTGGCTGGCAGTTACCCAAGGGTGGCGTCCATCTCGACTGGGTTCGTGAGGAACATAGCTCCGAATATGTCTACGCCAAGTTGCGTGAACAGCAACAAGAGCAACAGCAAAAGAGCGGTGGGTCTGGCGACGAGGGTGAGGATGACGGCATGGGTGCTGGTGGCTTCGATGGCCAAGGTGACCTAGAGGATGCTATCGACGAGGCTACGCGTGTTGACCTAGAAGCGACAATCATCGCCTCTGCAAAGATGGCTAAAGAATGTGGGCAAGGGTCTAGCTTGATTGATCGCGTACTGGACAACGTTGGCGCCCCCAACGTTAACTGGACGGATGTAACTCGCTCTATGCTTACCGAGAGTTCTGCGGCTGACTACACATACATGCGCCCATCGCGCAGGTTCATCGGCTCTGGTCTGTACCTGCCGTCTCTGCGCACTGAGGCGCTAGGTGGCTTGGCTATCGGGTTCGACACGTCTGGGTCTATGGGCAAGAAAGAAGCCGACCGCATCGGTGCGGAGCTGCAAGCTATTGTCGATGACTTATCCCCTGCGTTTGTCGAGGTCGTGTACTGCGACTCTAGTATTGCGCGAGTAGAACGGTTCGAGCGTGATGACCCGTTAGTGCTTCGTCCAGCGGGTGGTGGCGGTACGCGGTTCAAGCCTGTGTTCGACCACTTCGCAAATACTGGCGACAGCTACTGCGGCATGATTTTCTTTACAGATATGGAAGGCGACTTGCACGAGTGCGAGGAGCCTGAGTACCCCATGATCTGGGCGGACATCGGTAGTTCGCATCCTGAAGCACCGTTTGGTACACGGGTTAACGTACCTTTGTGAGAACAACATGAATCCTAAATTTGAACGTGAATTATTTAATCGCCTAGTCCGCATCGAGTCCAAGTTAGTTCGAGGCTTTGAGGAACTAGGCGTGAATATCGACGCCGACTCTGCATGGTTGTCGATAGACGAACCTTCTCGTAGCGTGTACGTATCTACGCTGGGCAGATCATTGACTGTCTTGCTATCGGACATGGCACGAGCAGGCGCCACGCAAGTGGGCAAGGAGTACAACATCGTGCATCGTGGCGATGTTGTCGGAACAATTGTGTTCAACAAACTATCATAACTTTTGGAGAATCATCATGGCTAAATCACTAGCACAACGTATCGCTACCCTTATCGACAAAGGGCTAAGCAACAAAGAAATTATTGCGCGTTTGAAGTGCAACCCCCAGAGTGTCTACAACACCCGCTACGCTATGAAGCAAAGAGCAAAGCCAACCGCCAAGCCTAAGCGCAAATACGTACGCAAGCAACCTGTACAAGTAGTTGTACCAGTACCGCCAGTGCCCGCTAACCTGCCAACTGAGATCATCGAGTCGCCAGAAGTTCGCGCACCACTCATCACTCCGCACAACGAGCCTAGCCTGTGGGAGCGTATCAAGTACTGGCTTGCCATCAAATGAAAGGCGGTAAGAAGCCAGCTCCGCGTGTTGATGCTTACTTGTTTGCCAAGACTTGGAAGATGTTCGAGATGGATAAGCAGTTATCAGCACACGAGTTGGTGGAAATCTTAGAAGTATCCAAACGTACCGCTTGGCTATGGCTACGTACGCTCCACGAGATGCGTTGCATCCACATAGTCGGGTGGTACAAAGATACTATAGGTAGGGATCAAACCCCGATCTATGCAAATGGTGATGGGTTTGACAAACCTAAATCAAAGCGCACACCACAAGACCGCAAGCGCAAGTACTACGAAAAGAAAGCCAGACTGGCAAGGGAGAAAGCAAATGAACGACCAAATTACGGAGCTTAAGAGGAAGTGCTGGGACAATCAGACCGAGCGGCTGGACGTAGAGAAGCTCGCCAAGTTACTTCTGGAAGATGTTATGTCTATCTGCGAAGACCTTGGTGACAAGGGTATGGATGGTCATTACTGTGTCGATGCGATTGCAAAAAAGTATCAGATGCATCAGTGGAGTACGTAATGAACCGCCCCGACTCACCCTGCATTGCTGTATGCACAACGCTGTATGACGAAGTGTGCAAGGGCTGCGGTCGCACGTTCATGGAGGTGGCTAACTGGCCCTTTATGGATGAACAAGAGCGCGAGGTTGTGTGGCAGAGGATTGAGACAGAAGCCACAGCTTGGCGATATACAAAATACAAGGAGAGAACATGAAAACAGTACTGAAACCTAAGACCGAGTGGGGTAGCTGGAAAGAAGAGCTAGTCGTTGCGGCGAAGCGCACTTTCAAACCAATGGAGGGCAGCTACCACCCCCACGAATTGAGCGCTCCCGCTACACGACCCGGCGCCGATGACCACATGCAGTACCCGAGCCGTAACGGTAACACGTTGACGTATCGAGACGGTCGAACAGAAAGGGTGAACAAGTGAAATGCCCTGTGTGTGAAACTTGGACAATAGTGAAAGAAACTCGCGCGCGAGTTGATGGGTCCAAGCGGCGGTCTTATGAGTGCGCGAATGAACATCGGTTTCGGACGTCTGAGACGGTCACTGCGGTTAAAGACGACACGCGCTACGTTAAATTTGTTAGGGTAAACCATGAGAAAACGCAGTAAGTACCGCCCCAAAGGCGTTAGGTTAAACACTCTAAGTTATGTAGTGGAGAGCATGACCCCTGTGGGGCAGTGCGGCGGGGCGTTAGTGGACATGCAAGTGAAGAACCACTCTGCACTGACTGAGTTGACCCAAGGGCGAGCGACCAAGGATGACATCTCAGTGCTTATAGCTGCCGTAAACATGACGGAAGCCCTGTGCCGCCGTGGGTTTGGGCAGGAGTATAACGACATCATTCGAGACGGCTTGACCGCCTTACGTGCTGTTGGTGGCAGGGGGCTTGCCTCGGGCCGGTACATACTGAAAGCTGCTGAGATGCAGGCGATGAATGAGGTAATGCAGTTGCATGACGCTCAACTTGAAGTGATAACTATAAAAGATATGGAGTTGGCAATAGCCGACGTGTATGAAGAAGTGCGTAACAAACGGGCTACACCCATAAAGGAGATCACATGACGACAGTTAAACAGGAGATGGATAAGACGGACAAGATGGTTCGGCGGGTACGGGCGGGGGCGACGCCACCGCAAGACGATACCCCCAAAAAAGAACCTATCGACTGGCGCGAAGAATTTAAAGACGAGTGGGATTATCACGGTATCATTTACACAATCGGCAAGACGCTGGCTTGGGTGCTGGTTTTGTCGGTTATGTTTGGTGTTATTTACGGCAGTCTTATTACGGAGCAGATATGAGAACATACGAACGAACCCCAGAAGAGCTTGCTTCTGCAGCACGTAAGGTAGAACTTGTGCTGAACATAGCTGGTAACGGTAACGAACAGATCAATGTTCTTGCAATCGCGCTATCTAACGCAGTCGTAGAACAAAGCCTAGACATGACTAGTGTAATAAACGGGCTTACTACGATATATCTTGATATGGACGAACGTTTCAGATCAACGGAGGACGATGATGATGATTACTGAAGCAGAACGGGAGTTAGACTTGCAACTAGGAGACATGATTCGTGAAAACAACGTACTCAAACAACGGCTCGAAGCAGCAGTCACAGAAGCACTGCGACTCCGACATAAACTCGAGCACATTTACGCCCTCAGCCAACTGGCCCTTTCCGAAGACGTTACCGAACGAGAAAGAAATCCAGCGCCGATTACGCACGCAGACAAAGCGGCGTATTGAAGATACAGAAGAAGCACCATTTTAAGGAGAGTGACATGGACGGATTTAATGGCACGAGCGCCGACGACTTACAGTACGGCGGTACGCACTACAAAGACATGACCATACAGCCATGGACTGTTATGGAAGCGGTGCTGACACCACAAGAGTTCATTGGCTTTTTGAAGGGAAACATCATAAAATACAGTCTGCGCCAAGGGAAGAAAGACAGTCCTGACGCTGACAAAGCCAAACACTACATGCAGAAGCTCGAAGAGTTTGAAAACAACTTGATGTGGAACACTAAGAAGTAAACTTTTTAATACGGGCGTACTAGCCTTGTAGATGTGACTGTACGCTTACGCGACAAGTTTTTAAGTGGACTTGTCGACACCTTAAACAGGTGCGGCGGGCGCCTGACGAATCTACTACCCACCACTTATTTACTTGATGAAAGAACACAATGGATATTTTGACTCTAGACTTTGAGACGTATTACGACAAAGACTTTTCTTTGTCAAAGATGCAAACAGATGCTTATGTTAACGACCCGCGCTTCGAGATTGTGGGCGTTAGTATTCTGAAAAACGACGAGCCAGAAGCAACGTGGTTTAGCGGTACGCATGAAGATACACTCGCGTGGATGCACGCGAACTACGACTGGGAAAACTCAGCTGTACGCTGCCACAACACGCTGTTTGATGGGTACATCATGACGCAACGCTGTGGTATCAAGCCGAAGTTGTGGATGGATACGCTCGGGCAAGGTCGCATGTTGTTGCCTTATCTGACATCGCACTCACTCGCTAACCTAGCTAAGCAGTTCAACCTACCCGCGAAGGGTACAGCAGTTACCCGTGCTATGGGTAAGCGCCGCTTGGACTTTAATCCCATGGAATTAGCGGAGTATGAAGAGTACTGTAAGCATGACACGTGGCTGTGTCGTGAGCTTGGCAAGCGGTTCGATCCGTTCACCCCGGCGCTAGAGTTAAAGCTGATCGACATGACTATACGTATGTTCACTGAGCCTACGCTGGTAGGTGATGAGATCAAGATGGAGCAGCTCTACAAAGACGAGGTTGTTCGTAAGGACGCCCTGCTGGCTTTAGCAGAAACAAACCGTGAGATTATTATGTCGAACGACAAGTTCGCCGAGCGACTACTTGAGCTAGGGGTTTCTCCGCCACGCAAGCAAAGTAAGGCGAACCCAGAAAAGCTGACCTACGCGTTTGCCAAGTCAGATAAAGCGTTCACTGATTTACTAGACCACGAAGACAGCGATGTTCAAGCACTCGTCGCCGCGCGGCTTGGCGTAAAGACTACCATTGCTGAGACTCGTGCGCTTAAGTTTCTGGAGACCGCGAAACGAGGACCGCTTCCTGTGTACCTCAACTTCTGGGGTGCTAAGACTACAGGGCGATACTCCGGCGGCAACTCGATCAACTGGCAGAACATCCCTGCGCGTGGTCCATCGGCTGGTCTACGTGACGCGCTTCAAGCCCCTGCTGGGCACACGGTGTTGGTAGGTGACTCATCGAATATCGAGCTTCGCACTGTGATGGCGTTAGCTGGTCAGGACGACGTGCTAGAGAAACTGCGTAATGGTGTCGACTTGTACTGTGACTTCGCTAGCCAGTTGTTCGGACGCGAGATTACCAAGAAAGACAAGGGCGAGCGGTTCCTCGGCAA